TCGGGTTCGCAACAGCTTTACAACATTGGTTTTTCAGACCCTCTGAGCGCAGGTCAGACTGTTACGGCAACATTCTCTAATGCGCAGGATGGTTCTAATGCGCAGACTGTGAGTGCCGTTTTTGATGGCGCGACTAATAAAACAGCCGATGAAACGATGGCTGCTTTGGCCCGTTCGATTCAGACGGTTATCAATGACAACTACTTGCTTGACGGCAAAGCCTTAGGGCAGGTTTTTGTCAATACAACCGGTGTTGATTCGAACGATGACCGTCTTTTGACTGTCGTTGCTCCCGAAGACACCGCGCTTTATTTTTCGTCCTTTACTGTTACGCGTAGCAATTCGGATACAACCAGCGTCATTCCGACATTGCGCCTCTATGAAGATAGTCTCCTTCTTGAGGTTTATGCGCAGAACCGTGGAAAGTGGGCGTCTAACCCAGCTAATACCGGCGTAGGATATCGCTTCGCAAACGTCGATAATGGCACGAATCAGCGTATTCTTTTGCAGTTCAGCCAGGGTTTAACAACTGGACAACAGGCATCGGTCGAGTTTACTTATCTCGATCCTATTACCAATGCGCAGAGCCAGCAGACGATCAATATCCCTGCTATTGGCACACAGACCATTCAAACACAGCTAGACGCTGCCAATAGCCTGATTAATCAATTCAAGAACTACTTTCCGGGTGGTGACGGCTACGTCCTAGACGATACTGATTTACAGATTGTTTTTGTGGCACCGGAAGCAGGCCCTAGTACGCTGTCAGTTACAAATACCCAGGTTAACAACAGTCAGGGATCAACTGCGTCGCTGCCTTCTTTCTCGACCTCTGAGTGGCTGGAAGGTATTGCTTCGACACAGAGCTTTGATTTTGAAATCTATACCCGCGATGATTTGAGCCAGCCTAAAGAAAGCTATACGGTGTCGTTGCTCCATCAAACCGATGGCAATGGCAACCAGTTGTATATCGAAGATGTCATCAATAACAATTCGACAGGTTCTTCGAATTTTGTGCGTGTGCGCGTCAACCCGAATAACCTCGCCGGTATTCTGAATGTGCCTCCGCAAGGGACTGATATTCAGTGGTTAACCGGTGGTGACGACGGTGTCTTGCCGACATCGGGTGATCTTATTCAGACCTGGGATAACTACGTCAGTCGTCAGAAGCGCCCGGCTCGTATCTTTATCAACTGTGGTTATACCGCTCTTTCTGTTCAGCAGAAGATCGCCACGGTTGCCAAGAATCGCTACGACGCTATCGCCATTCTCGATTTTCCTTCCGATAAAATGTCTGCGCAGGCGGCTTACGAATATCGTACCAGCGCAATGAATCTGAATACCTCGTATGCTGCTATCTATGTCCCGAACATCAAAATCACAGACGAAATCAATAACAAAGACCTTTTTGTTCCGCCGTCCGGTCACATGGCCGCCATTTACGCCAACACAGACAATGTGGCAGCGTCGTGGTTTGCCCCGGCCGGTTTGAATCGTGCAATCATTGAGGATTGTATCGGTCTTCAGGTGGAATACGACGATGATGAGCAGGGCTTGCTGATTTCTTGTCAGTTGAACCCCATCATTAATCGTGGTGGTGATTATGTGGCGTGGGAGCAGTTTACCGCACTGCGGCGGTCTTCTCCTTTCCAGAACGTCAGCTTACGCCGTATGCTGATTTTGATCGAAGTTTCGGTGGTGGATGGTCTTGATTATACCATTCACGAGCCGAACGATGAATATACCGGTATGCTTATTGTGCAGATCGCCGTGTCGATCTTGCAGCCGATTAAGCAGGGTCGCGGCCTCTACGCTTATGCCGCTATTTCTGATGATCGTAACAACACAAACGATGATTATAACCGTCAGAACCGTAACCTCGATCTTTTGATGGACCCCATTCTTCCGATTCGTACAATCCAGTTAACCTCTGTCATTACAAACAAGGGAGCCTCCTTCTCCGAGGTTCTGAACGCCTTGACCGGCAACCTCGCGACAAGTGTTCAGTAAAAAGAGGATTCCTTTATGTCTTACGCAACACTTACTCAGACTCGGGGTGGGCTCCAAGACCCCGCTACCCTTGATATCTGGGATTTTGTGATTCCAGGTATTCCAAGCGCTGCTTCAACAGACGGTCGGGATATTGCTGTTCTTTGTCAGAACTGCGAATACCCCGGTCGCGGTAACGAAATCGTCAACGTGCCTTTGCATGGAACGGAATTAAACTTCCGAGGCCGTGCCACGATGCCTCGGACGCTCTCTATTACCTATGCAGAGCGTTTTGACCTTTTGATTACCCATACGATGATGAACTGGTTTGAATTTCAGGCTGGTTCGGAGTCGGGCTTATCACAGGGTTATAAGGCCGTCTACGCTGTCGATGGCGCCATTCTCGTAAAATACGACACTGTGGGTCAGCCGCAAAGCGTCGTGACTTTTTACGGATTGCAGCCGGAAGATATGCCGAACGGTTCTCTCGATGGTGCATCGTCGGCTCTTTGGACAGTGAATATGTCCTTCCGCTATGACTTCTACCGTATTAACAAGGTGACAGCCCTGTAATATAAAAACATCAACGGTAACGCAAAGGGCTTTCCGAAAGGAGAGCCCTTTTTTGGTTTTGAATTGTAATTTTATTTGATGGAAGGAGTTCTCTAGAATGTCTTCAAGCGCCATTCCTGATTTTAGAAATCAAGGCGTGGTTTCTGGTGCGGCTTACGCGCTGTTAGGTCGCGATGAAATCCGAGGTATTTTAAAAGACCCTGCTTACACATGGCGTTGGGCACTCGTTTTACCAGCGGTTAAAGGAACCGTGAGTCAGGTATATAATGCAGGAAATGGCGGCGCTTCCATGGTGTCGGGTGGTCAACAGACAGTGCCGGATACTCCTTATGGTTTAGCGGCCAGTGTAGAAATTCCCGCTGACGATCTTGGTACGGAGAGTCGCTTCGGTGGAGCAACATCGCTTTTTTATCCGCGCCAATGTTCAACGAACGATATTCAAGTCTCTTTCTATGAAACCAAAGACTATCTCATGACCCGCTATTTGCTGGCATGGAAAAAAGAGATGGTCGATGCGGATGGTAAAGGACTTAACAATTTCGGAAACCCCGCCGACTACAAAAAGAGCATAACCTTCTTGGCATTTGATATTACCAGTAATTCCAAGAGCGTCATGCAGTTTGTTATTACAGATTCTTACCCCGTTTCTGCGGTAGGCGGACTGTCTTATGGAGTAGACAACGGCAACCTTACTGTCAGTTGTGAATTCAGTGTTGACGGTAACGCATACACCTTTACGACCTGAGGATAATCTATGAAGTCCCCACGCAGAAGTTTTTCAGAAAAAGAGATTCAGAATAGCTTGGATAATCCAGCTATAAACAAGATCAAGAATGAATTGGCTAATATGGCCGACATTCTTCGTGAAGAGTCACCGTCTGATGCAACTGCAGATGACGTTCATATGCAACGTCGCGGCCCTCAGACGCGTGGCCGTGGTCCTATGGTCAATCGAGGCCAGGATGCGCGGGTTAACGCGACGACTGATAAAACCGACCGTATCCTCAAACAATTGGGGGAGGCGAGAGGTGTTGATTTCGGTCGTCATATGAAGTCAGAAATCATTGATGAGGATGATTACGATCATGACGAAGAAAGTTTACCGCCTCCACGTCCGCGCCCAGAAAAACGGAGTGTGGAAGCACCTGAGCAAGGCCTATTAACCAACAGGGACGCAGTATTTCCTCGTCCGGGTAATGCCGGACGAGATTCCCGGCTGTCTGCACCCGAATTAACCCGGTTGCAGCAGCTTGAGCTTGAGGTGGAGAACCTCAAGAGTGACAAGAAGGACGCATCTATCGGAAAAAGAGTGCCGACAGATAAACCTCAGACGGGTCGTTTGCGTTTCGCACGTAAGCCTACACAAACCCCGGAGGGTTTCCAAAAGGTCGATCTGCAATCCGATTTTCTATTCTATGACTTTTCTCGTGATGATTTTATCTTTAGGCCTATTGACGCGCCAACACAAGTTTTAATTACAAACGCTAAACAAGCTAACGACGGCAATGGCGACGAATCGATGCTTTATGACGCTCTGCAAAACTGCGCAGGGCCTCGTATTGATTTGCGCGATCTAACCTACGAAGATATGTATAATCTTTTGACATGGCTTCAGTTTAACAGTTATCCTAACGTACCGTTCGATATCGATTGGACATCAAAATACGGTAATGTAAATAGCCTCACGCTCGAACAGCATAATATCCGCTATCTCAGGATCGGGGCAACACGAGAAGAAGTGGCGCGGTGGCGTGCCATGGGTCTTGATTACCCTCGTGTGAGGGATCGAGAAATCCTCAAGAGCGACCTTGAACCTGAAGACAGAGATATCTATCGCAGGGCGCAGTATTTTGCAGGTAACTCACCTGAAGAAAAGGTCGAGCGTTTCTATAGTGCTTCGGCGCAGCTTCTTGCTGAATATCCACGTATGCTAGAAGCTTGTCGGCATGGTATTTTTGACCACATTGATTTAGTCGATCAGCACTACGATCCTAAAGCGCATCTTCGGAGTCTGCGAGAAAGCATCGGTCGTATGGAAAAAGACGCGGAACGCTACAAAGAAGACCCTCAGTTCTATCTTAGCTTAATGGCTGAGATAGAAGGTATTACGACAAAAGCTAACGAGATCGAACAGTCTCTCAAGAATGGAGTGCGCGTGGAGCCGGATGCAGAGCGTGTCTCGCTCGTATTCGCTCCGCTCGCGTTTTTTCCCGTCTTATAGCGAATTGGAAATACAAAGGCGGACATATACTATTGAAGCGCATCATCATTATACGCCGCCTACGACGATGCCGATGTACCAGTTGCTTTATAAATCCTCTATGCTTCTCAAGGATTTAAAAGATGCTCAAAAAGCGCGTGAAAAAGCGCACAAGGAGGCAGAGGCGGCAGCGGCCCGTGCGCAAGCACAAGCGCGCAATGCGGCTCGGCGTGTTTATGTAAGGAGGAAGTAAATGTTAGGCCGCGTAAAAGTAAATGCGGACGTTGACTCCCGAAAGTCAACAATTCAGGAAGCCCTGGAATCGGCTCTTAATAAAAAAGGAGGGGCTGGCGAGAAGATTATGCGCGCGGCTCTTATGACGCGCTCTGCGGCACACGGTGATTTGAAAGGTGTGATTGAGAGCCTTGTGAACGTGCGTGAAACACGTAAAGAAATGAAAAATCGAGAGGATGCCGATCAGGAAGTTCTCACACGGCTCGAATACCTTGAAGAAGCTCTAGAAAAGCAGACGAAAGAGCTTAACAAAAAATTTGACCGTGTTATCGGTATTTTTGAGAGAAAACCTGATGATGTCATTCGTCAGGTTGCTACAGGGCAGCGTATTTTCAAGGATAGTCGCGGTCGTGAATTAGTTCAGAATGCCACGACAGGACGGTTTGAGCGCCGTAGTTCAAACAGCAATATAAGAACAGATAAACAGGATGGTTTAGATACTCTGCGCGGTATTCTGGACTATCAGAAGAAGATTCATGCGCAGGGCGAACGTAATCATAAACACACTGAAAAGAATACAAAACTGACAGAAAAGGCTCATCGCCTTTATGACCGCGTAAAAGACCGCGTTTTACCGCAGTCTCGACAATCACGTTTTCAAAGAAATCAAACGCAGTCTTACTCACCGCCGGGTCAACAGCCCGGTGGTTTACACATGCGTGATCTTATGAACTTTCTGCCTAGTGGCGCCGGGACTATTGCCGGTTTTGCCATGGGCGCTCTAAAAAACAAATATGTAAGGGGTGGTTTATTAGGGACAACAGCCGGTTATCTCGGAGGTATGGACAATACAACGGGTGCAGGCGCTGCTTTAGGTGGTACAGTTGGCTCTTTTTTAGGACCGCTCGGCTCTGTCGCAGGGGGTTATATCGGCAATGATATCGAGAAGTCCACTAGCGAAGCGGGTCGGCGCGAAATACAGACAAACGTTGAAAATAAACTACAGACGCAACAGAATTCACGGAATGCTTCTCAAAATCTAGGCGTGATGGGTCGCGCACAGCGATTAGGGCGACTTTTTACGGGTCAAACGAATGTTCTAGATTTCCTGAATGACCGTGATATTCCTGCCAATGGCAATAACAACGAGACACCTAAACCGACTGTTACCTCTGTAAAAGACGATGAACAGGTTCTCGCCCTTCAAAAAATGAAGGAAGAACTAAAAAGAAAGATTGATGAGTTAAAAAGAGGCCGTCCCGCGCGAAACTTTAGGGATTATCGTGTCGATGACGCTGAAAAGCAGATTGCGGGCATTGATAATCAAATTTCTTCGATCCGTAGTGGGGGTATAGCAGGAGGCGCAGGCGGACGCGCAGGTGCAGGAGGTTCTTCAGGACCGTATATTCCAGGTGTTACACCTGCCACAGGACAAACGGACTCACAGGCGCAGGCAGATGCCAGACAGCAAGTCGAGCAATCAAAAATGCCGGCTTATAATCCACAGTTTTCTCCGGGTACTGCATCCGATGCGACGGCGATGCAAACCCCGGATGCCCCAGCGGCTCCAACGAGTGTCACCGATTTACCTCTCCAAATTGGTGCCAGCGGTGGACAATATCGGCCGCAATATAACCTTGGCGCTGCTGATGTCGATCCTAAAGTCTTAAGTGTTATTGCCGGTGAAGCACGTCTAAAAAACTCGGATGGGTCTTGGAATCAGGAAGGCACTGACGCCGTCATTAACAATATGCTTAACCGCGTCGGCTCGAAAGGATGGGGGCCAAGCGGTAATCTTCTTGATGTTGCGACTGCGCCGGGACAGTACGCAGGATCGCGCCCTACCTCCGATTCAGAGTCCGAATATATTAAAAGCCGTATCGCTGCTATTGCGTCGGGAACTGTTCCTGATAATACGCAAGGCTCAAATAGTTATCGTTCCGAACAATATTATCAGAGCACAAAAGACAATGGCAAAGGTTATTGGGCAGGTAGTGCGGAAATAGGCCCAAATATCGGTGGTAATCGCTTCGGAAAAACAGCCGGTACGGAAAACGGACCCTATGCGCAATATGCCGATGGCCCGAAAGGAACAACGCCTGCTATTTCGGCCAGTATTCCAGGATTACCCGGCGCTTCACGGGCAAGTCTTGCGGATATCGGTCCTGGCGTCATGGGAGATGCTAAAAATGCACAGTTTGCCTCGCTTGATCCATCGCGTATCCGCCCTATGTCGGGAGAAAGCGCGGATCAGCTTGCAACACGTATTCAAAAAATGGCACCGGATATGCCTAGTCAGGAATGTGTGGCATTAGCTAAATCTGCGGTAGGATTGGATGCGACACCCGGTGCAAATTCTGTATCGGATTGGAGAAAAGGCGAAGGTGCGCAGGACGGTAATCTTGTTCGTGGAACACCTGTTGCGACGTTTTTAGACCGCTCTGGAAATGATTCCAACCGCTATGATGGCGGACAGGGAACGGGCGTATCAGGTAATAACACGACACATGCTGCGGTTTTTGATAGCTACGCGACTGATAAAGACGGTAATAAAACAGGAATTAACGTTTGGGAACAGTATGCCGGAAGTGGTGGTTCTCATATGAAAACCTATAACTTTGGCGATCAGCGCGGGGGTACAAAATCAGGCGAAAACTATTACTCAATCAATAGCGCCTCCAATAATAACGCTCCTTTAGGGGGTGAAAGAAATCCCATGGCTGCTCGCGGAAGCGCAGCGGCTCCTGCAAGTATGGCAATGCCCCAAGCGCCGACTATTCCGGGCGCTATCGGTGCAACGGCAAGTTTATCGTCCACATCCGCTACCCCAAGTGCCGCCCCGGCTAATGCTAACCCTGCTAATGATTCTTTAGTTCGTCCTTTTGACGGGGCGGCAAAATCTCAGTTTAACATGGCTGGCGTCGCCGGACGTGCTTTAGGATCGAATGGTTATTTAGGAGCGACAGGGAACGTAAATTCTATCGGTGCGCCGGTTATGGGTAACGCTCAAACACCGCCTGAAATGTCTACGCCTTCTCAAACGTTTGAACGGCAACCTACGCCAACACCCACCCCCTCGCCTGCCCCACAAGCGGCTAATAGTTCTTCCGCTCCTGCGGAAAGCAAAGGCGGAGGAAGTGATGATAAGAGCGAAGGTGCGGGCGATGCCGCCGGTGGAACAAAGAAAATGTCAGAGATCGAAATGCAGATTAACGACTTCGGATTACGCCCTCTGAACAGCACGGACGCGGCTTAATGAAGCGTTTTCTGACTTATACTGGACTAGGATTTCTTTTAACAACATCTCTTGGATTAGTAGGTCTAGCCATGTTCTTAATGACCTTTATAGCACCAATCTTAATAAAATGACACCTAAAATTCAATTTATAGGGAGAAAGAGGATGCTTTATGGCTGACGGACTTCCCTCACTTAATGATCTTGCAACACGTGCACGCGCTGAAAATCCGTTTTATATTGCAACAATCTATCAGCCTTCGTCCGGTCTTGGTTTTCGGGGCTGGGTTCCTCAACAGTTTAACCTGTCAATCCATAACAATTGGGAACCTGTTTTCGGTCATTTCAATGAGCAAGGTGGAACGATTAGCAAGATCGCAACGGCCATCGGCGTTCCGGTCAATGTGAAAGCTCTTACGCAGCAAATTTGGACCGGAACTGACCCTTTAGAATTTGAATTTACCTTTATGCTCGATGCCTATAAAGATGCTTTTAACGACGTTCAAAAACCTATTCAGGACCTTCTGCGTATCGCGACACCCGTCCGTAATGGTATTTTCTTGGATTCCCCTGGACCGACTATCATTAGTAATCAGCGTCGTATCTATTTACGCGTAGGGCGCTTCTTTTTCTTGGATAGTATTGTTATCACAGGTATTAACGTCACATGGCATACCCTATCTGACGTAAAAGGACAGTATCAGGCCGCCGATGTCAGCGTCAGCCTTCGTACAGCTTATACACCCGACCAGCAGGATATTCTATCGTACTTTGAACGAGGTAATTCCGATAACACCGATCCGATCTATCAAAATCTCGTGCAAGCTTCTGGCATTAATATCGATGGACAAAACATTCTGGCATCTAGTAAGAGTGTTTACGATAAACTAACCTCACCGGGTTCTGGGTCTAACAGCAACCAGAACTATTCTTCAAGACCTTTTGAGAATGGCGTTTCTCCATAAGAGGTATCATCGATGGACGCCAACAGCGTTATTTTCTCAAGCAACTACGACAAAAGCTACGCGACCAATAATATTCTGCGTACCTATGAGTTGGAATATGACGACGGTCAACTGGAAGACCGTCTTGATTATTCTGACTGGCGTTTGACGCGTATTCTACGCCAGATTACCTCCGTTACGTCCGCCAAATATAATGGCGTACGTAAGTTTACAACGATCTGTTATCTTCTTTACGGCAATACGACAATCTACCGTTTGGTTTTGATGTATAACGGCTATATGCACCCTTATGAAATACCTCAAGGGGCTATCTTGCTCTTTCCCGACCCTACCGACCTTCTCAATGCGGTCACAAAAACGACAACCGCTCAGTCCAAAGCAGTACGTTCGGTGATTTTCTAAAATGACCTCGGTTGGTTCTTATCTTCAGCAACGACATTTGCTTGGTCTGGCAATTGACGGCCAGGACATTCCCATGAGTCTGTCTGACATCATGGAATTGGTCATTGTTGAAAACGTCTCAAAAAGATTACCTGCGTTTCGTCTTCAATACAAGGACCGCACCGCTTTTCTTCATGATAACGCACCTATCTCAGACGGCTCGAAGATGGGTATCATTATGCATTCGGGGAATATGAATGATCCCGAAAGCCCTCAAGATATGACGTTTCGTATTATGGGATGCGAAGCGACCCCTGCGGGCGATGCAATTAATTATCGTATTGCAGGCACGCTGGATAACATGAAATACCTACGAGGCATCGCAAAGATGCCTTACAATGATACGTCTAATGGGGCTCTTAAAAAGATCGCGGGCGAAGTTGGTCTTAAATTTGAAGGCGATAGTACAAACGATAAAATGCCTTGGTTGCCTCGTAACCAGACGCAGTTCTTTTGTGACTTTGCAAGTTTTATTCGTGTCCACGGTCGGAATGACTCAAAATCAGCTATGAGCATCGGCGTTACCGACGATGGCCGCTTACTCTACAAAGACCTAAACCGTACAATTACTAAATCCGGTGGAAGGACAATCCGCGCCGCCGCTCTTGCCCAGGTTAATAAGGGTGACATTCCTTATGTGCATTGGGAAGTCAAGAATATCAATGGTTTTGCCAACCTGATGCACGGTCAGGGCTCTCAAATTCTTCAGGAACAGCAAAGCGGAGAAGCTGACCTTTTTAGTTTGATCGAATCACTGTTTTCTGGCGGCTCCTTGAACGTATCAAAAGCACTTGGCACTTTGCTTGGTGGCGAGGTACTCAAAGAATACGTCCCTTATGACGCCAAGAATACTCATGACAAGTTTTACCAAGCCAAAAACCAGAATATTAGAGGAACACAATTATTTTCTAACATCGTGGAAGTGCTCACGACACAAGCCACAGGACTCCATATTTACGATACGGTTCAATTCGAACCGACGTTACCCCAAACAAACAAGACCGCCACGCTTTACGCGGGTTCTTATCTTGTCTCGGCGCGTACGCGCTATATCGACAAGAAAAACTATTTCGAGAAGATTCGTCTACAAAGCAATACCGGTGGATCAGGCAACAACAAGGATTTAAGAGGAGGTTAATCATGTTGTCGAGCATGGATACAATTACTGCAAACCAGCAGATTGGCTTACGCGGCCAGCAATTAGTGGGCGAAGTTGTCTCGCACCACCCTGAAATCGTTGGCATGATTCGGATGCGCTTGCGAGGTATTCATGATGGTTGGCCCGAAGATTGTTTACCTTGGTCTCGCGCTGAGGAAGGCACAGGTGTCGGTAATAACCAAAGTGGGTCTAAAAAGGCAACACCCCCGGTAGGTGCTAAAGTTTTTGGTAAGTTTTTGTCAGATAACCAGTATCATCCTACTTACTCGGAAGGCCCTCCTTCCGATGATAAAAAAGTGCCCGGTGTCAACGACAGCAATGATATTTACGGTCATAAAGATCAGGGCGGACACTCGGAAGTTACCAATATCGCGGAAGGTGCAGAATCTTGGCTTCGTTCCCATTTAAAAGGCACAAACTTTGGGATCGATAAAGACGGCAAGATGAATTTTAACGTAGCCGACGCTATGCAGCATATTGCCAAGGAGATTATCCATAAGGCAACAGGCGGATTAACTATGGAAGGCGCCTCAGGCCATATCAAGGTGGCCGGTTCTTTGATTTTGGAAGCCGCTTCCATTGAATTTAGGCATGGTGGTGCAAGATCGACATCCCCTATTGTTATGGGTGCAACAGGACCCTCCGCCCCGCAAGCGCCAAGTCTTCCAAAGGCAGGACAACGTCCGCAATTCGGTTCTGTTGGTGATTCTGTAGGCGGTGAGCAAAGCGTATGACCTCAGGTATTCCTACCTTTTCTAATGGTGCTATTCAACAGATTACAGGCGGAGATAACGGGGACCTTTCCGGTCCCGATGCCTATGAAAAACTTCTGCCTAACGCTTTAGACGATGTCTGTATTGAATTTTCTCGTGCATCCAGTGTCGATAAGCTGTTTGGTTATAACGCCATCAACAACATGATGGTTAATGTCCTATACACACGCATTGGCGAGCGTGATTTTGAGCCGGAATTCGGCTCGAATACGGTCGATCTGCTCCAAGAGCCAAACGATGACGTAAACGCCGAAATTGTCGAGATTGAAATTTACGATCAGTTGCGACGATGGGTGCCTTATATCGATATTACCATTTCCGGTATTATCGTTCAGCCTATTCCCGAACAGCAGCTTTTTAGGATCGCCTTCGTCTATAAAGAAATATCGAGCGGAATTACACGCACTTTTGCAGCGTTTATCTCTAAATCAGGGATCACAACATGAGCGCCGGGACTGCTATTGACCTACAGCCTTATATCGGTGCGGAGATTCCCTCTCTCACAGAAAGCCTGCAAGCATCTATTACAGCCAAAACAGGTCAAACAATACCTTTTGACGTAATCGCCAGTTGGTTAAGCGCCTACGTCAATGACAATTCCGTTCAGCATTTTTCACTCTCATACACTAAACCTGACTTTGAAAGCATCAAAATTCAATTCATCGCAAGGGTCAGGCAAACAAAGGCTTGGCGCGACGTTATCACAGCCGGTTGGGCAGAAACTCTATCTGAGTTTTTTGCAGCCGTTGGTGATTACGGTCAAACAAGTATTCTCCGTGCTTATCAAGAAACAGGTATCGAAGCGCGTCTATCCTCGTCCATGTATATGCAAATGCGAGGACTCGGGGTCCATATTGACCGCGTTATCCCTGCCCAGGTCGTCGTTAAACTATGGGGAGATGGCCTTACAAATGAGACTATCCCTGAATTATCTCAGTTTACCATTAGTTCTTACGCTTTTTTCAATCGCGATCCAATTCAGTTTAATAATAATGTCAGTGCCGATACTGCTTTAACGGTGACTCTTTTCCAGGGTGAGATTCAGACAGAGTCCTATCTTTCACGCGGCGTTCCTTTTCAGTATTTCGAAATCGGTGATGAGAACAGCAATATTTCAAACTACGACCTTTATTGTTTTACAGGCGATGGAACGCAATACGATAGCGTGACGGATGGTCTATGGCACCATGGGTCCGATGAACAAATCTTTTATCAAAATATGGCGCCTTCAGGTACGGTAGAGGCTCTATTTGGGAACGGTGTTTATGGGGGTATTCCTCCTATTAACACCATTTTGAATTTTATCTATGCCAGTTCCGCAGGTAGCACAGCCAACAATGCGACGACGAATTTTGGCGTTTCTTTAACGACAATCAATGAAAATGTCCCTCATCGTATCCGTAATACCGATCAAAAAACTATTGACGAACAGATTGATTTCTTGATCGCGCAGGTCGAAGGCGTTACGATTTCTGCTATCATGTCTGGCGATGACCTGAAAGATAAAGAATTTTACCGGGCCGTCGGTCCGGGTATTCGTGCTTCTGGTGGGCGAATGGTCAATCGTATCGACCATTATTCACAGGCTTTGCGCTACCCTGGTATCGGTGACGTTCTTTTTCAGCCTCAAAAGGAACTAGCCCCTCATGATCGTAGGTTTACAAACGTTATTGGCGTCACGACATTGATGCGCAATGGCATTCTTATGACAGACGATGAGTGGGCGCTTTATATCGCCTACCTTTCAACCATGGAAATATGGAGCCGAGGGATTGAATTTATTCGAATTGATCCTACGCCCCGCTATTTTGATATCTCTGCCGACGTTTATATGACTAGCAACTCAGACACAACCAACGTCGGGTCCTATCTTCGCTATCTTTTCAGCAACTTTTTTCAAATTCAACGAGGAAGCCTAGGCCGTTCTGTTTACGGAAGTGATATTGAGGATAACCTCAAGTTCAAATACGGCAACATGACAGTAGATTATGTTCAAAATATCGTCCCAAATCCTTCTCAGGACACGATCTTAGGTAAAACGGAATACCCTGTATTGAGAAGTTTTGTCCCGAACGTCCAGTATAGTGGTCGTGGAGCACGCTTCGTTCCTCCAAGACAGACTTATTGAGGGTTTCAAACGATGGCTGTCGATCCTCCTATTAAACCAGATATTGATTATATTCGAATTATCGCAGATAAAATGCGCAATGTTCCTGCCTGGAAAGAAATGGCAGAAGCGGCGCGCCAAATTCTGGGCTCAGAGGTTGATGACCGCCGCCGTAAACTGCAAAAAATCAGAGACTCTGTTAAATATCGCCGCAATGACGTGCTGGTCAATGTGGATTATACACCGGAGGCTGACAAGCCTATGGTGGATGAGATTACAGGCGTTCCCTTTATACCCAACGCCACGTCTATTCAGTTTCGAACAGCTAAAGTCGTCAATGTTATCAAAAACCTTAGCAACTATATCCAGAAAGATACTGTCGATTATCTTGATCTACGTGTCTCTTATAATGGCCGTGATTATCGTTGGCTTAAGCCTTTTCAATCTCCGCAGGAACGCGACATCCTTCTCAAGAACGCTTACCGGCTTGGTTTCAACTTTTTCAATACAAAACTGTCTGATGAAGACCTTCAGCGATTGGTTGAATTTATCCAGATGTACTGGAACGAAGCCGGTACTGACGATAACTTTATGAAGTTTATTGGTTTTATTAAAAATACGCGCTTTGACCTTGTTGCTTTGTGGACAGACGGACCGGCGGAAAGCCCAGATTTAAGCACAGCCAACCTGCCTGCTTTTCAGTATCCTTATCTGGAAGCACGCGATAATGCTACAAAAAGCGTCAAAGACGGTGGCACGAACTGGCTTACGTCGCACGTTGAGATCGATTACGATCTGGCGCAGTTTAATCAGTTCTATACCGTCAATCTCGATGACCTCGAACAACTGTTTTACTATTTCGCTCCAATCATTCTTGTTCTGGAACGCATCGTAGGTAAACTTGAAGTAGACACTACTCTTTTAGGAATCAACGCAGTATCACTAAACTCTTATCGTTGGGATATCCTAAAACCTGCTACACAGTTTATTACTGAGGTACTAGGCTTATCCGTCTATGGTATTCTTCACTATGAGCATGGCTGTGTCAACACGAAGCAGCCCGCTTATAGCGGAACCGATTCCGTGGTCAATTTATCTCAAGATTATTTTGACTTTCGTCCCTACCTTCTGGCAGCAGGAATTATATAGTGAGCATACCTCCTATTATTCGCATTCTTGATCGTGCAGGTAATCCTGTCGATGCTTACACGCGTCCACCGGTAGGGCCGGCTGTACCCGCAGAATCCTCGCCGGTCACGATGGCCCTTGGCATGGCGATCAGGCAGACTTTTGTCCCTGTTCCTGCCTATAATCGGGGAAGCGCAGATTTAATCAAACAAACGACGGTTCTTATTGTCGCCGCAAATCCACAGCGACGCTACCTTAAAATCGTCAACAATGGGCCTAATAAAGTTGAGTTATGGAATACCGGTGTTCCCGATCCCAACAACGTAGGTAATGCGATTCCTATGGGAGAGGTTCTTTACGATACCGGAGACGGTATTGTCGAAACGGACACATGCCGCACTAATGCCATTTATGCCACGAGTTCTGGCAATGCGACAGGTATCTTGGTTCTGGAGGGATAAGAATGTTTGGGTTTATTGCAAATTCCCCAGGCCCTAAAGGTGATCGTGGTTTTAAGGGTGATAAAGGAGATAAAGGCGATCAGGGTTTAAAGGGCGATCAGGGCGTCGGCATTACCCCAAAGGGTTCTGTCGCGTCCCCTTCTGCGCTTCCGACGCTTGCTTCTTTTGGTGATCTTTATATCATTACTTCTTCCGGCACCGGTTATAATTCAGGTGATGGCTATAGTTATACAGGCACCGGAACTGATACGGGACCGGGTGGTAATTGGCATAATGGTGGTCCTATTCAAGGCCCGAAAGGAGATAAAGGCGACCAGGGTATTCAGGGTTTAAAGGGTGATACGGGCTCTAAGGGCGATCAGGGTATTCAGGGTTTAAAAGGCGACACGGGTGCTAAGGGCGATCAGGGCATCCAAGG